CTATTTGGTACCACAGTTTCAATCCCATAGAAGGGACGATTAAAGAATGATTGAAGTTTTGAAATTGAAGGGATTTCTTTAAGATACTCATCCACATCCATATTGATCAAGTCAAATTATTTTTCTGATACCAAGACCAGGATCTATTTGGTACCACAGTTTCAATCCCATAGAAGGGACGATTAAAGAATGATTGAAGTTTTGAAATTGAAGGGATTTCTTTAAGATACTCATCCACATCCATATTGATCAAGTCTGCATCACCTATCAAGCGGCGCATACGATCAATAAACTCTTGTTTGACACGAGTGGAAGCATCTGTTTTAGGTCTTTGAGTGTACTGAGCATAGAAGCTGGCATAAGATTTCGATTCTGGAATATGGACCATGCAATAATCAATCATTTTTCGGAGCATGGTATACTGACGCATATTATTTCCTTGGGTATCCCATAACATACCAACCAAACGCATCATTTGATGTTCAAAAGTCATATGCTCTAAGATAGGGGTAGCCGCCTTCCAAACTTGGCAAGGTCTCCAAGCAACCACGGTGGGTTTGCCATCTCCAAGTTCTCCTATATCAGCATACATAAAATGACGCTTGAGAATTTTTGGTCCGGATTTAACTATTTCGTCATTCTTCACAACAGTATACAATTGTTGATATTCAGCAGAGTCCGTAACTTTCAGCTCCATATCGCAGTGGAACGTCAGGAAATCTTCAAAAGATATTGCAAACGGATAAGGGTCAGGCATCCCACTAGCTTCTCGAGCCTTCTTACCTAAGAATAACAATTTCATGAGAACCACAGGGATAGCTACAATTCCATCGTCACCAAAGAACTTGGCATGAAAATCATCAATAAACGTCTCCAATGTCATTAGAACCATGACAAGCTGAAGGTAAAATTGTGATGTCTTATTTTCCAATTTTGCCATAACATCTTTTAATAAACGACGATTGCAGAATAGCCACGCAATAAAAACGGCCCCACTCGTCATGGTCTGACTTATACTAGTGAAATACTCGCCAGAAAACATTAAGCCTATTATTCGTCTCCATTGCTTAGGACCAAACCATTTCACATCGTGGACGGAACTTTGATCAGCAGACCAAAACATCATATATTTCAACATATAAAAGGCAGAAGTCTGTTTATCAGGATCTCGCTCGGTCGCGCCCTTGTAATCAAGTAACATTATTAGCAAATTCATTATAATTTGGATCGCCTTAACGGATTGGTCCATTCCACGAAGATCCCATTCCATAAAATAATGAGTGCGAGGTTGGCCAGGGAAAGTACCATGTAGATAATCAAAGAGGCGCCGGGCACCGCCACGATGCCATTTAAAACCTACCATAATCCATTTAAAGTTATATAAGCGTTTAAATATTGGATACATCATAACCTTATCAAGAAGAAATTTGCGGGTCATGGGCATGAAGAAAGATCTCTGACTTACAGCAATGTTATCCGCATGCGCTTTTTCTTCCTCTT